GTTCCCTTTCAGGGGGAATGGCCCTTTCTTTTTGTACTTGCATTCCGTTTGCGACTGTGAACCGTGCGCCACTTCCGGCTGTATGACACGAACGACAGCCAGAATCCGGGGGGTGGGGGGAGTCACGTACATGGCACGAACGGGTTTTTGAATAGTAAAAAACAATATTTCAAGATTCGCTTGACTTTTTCTTCGTTTTGTGCTAAGCTCCCTGAATAAAGTTCCAAACCCGGCAAGCAATCTTGTTCTGCCCGTTGGGACTCCGGTGTGAAGGTAAACCTGTTTCAGTGTACTGTACAGTGTACTGTACACTCTCGCCTTACGGCCTGCGTTAGTGTGCCACTTCTTACCCACGGCACTACAGATGGATCTCCAACTATTCTTCATCCTACAACAGATACGCATCGCAGATAAGTCTACAGCGCACGCTCCAGGACCAAAGAAACCGGGGCTGAGTGCCCAGGACAACGCGAAACGTAACACGTAAGTAAACTTGTATGGCCTTACCCAAGCAAAGGACATTCTTCACTAAAGTCGCAGTTGCTAGACAACTGTTACGGGAGAAGTCTGAAGAGATTCTATCAGAGTATATGGACGTCATTACCAAAGCTAAAGATGCCAGAGACTTTGAGACGGCTGCTAAAGCTCTGCAATGGTTGATGGAGCACATGCCAGCGGATGAGAACAACGAACGTATTGTAGACCAGAGCATCGACAAGAAGCAGGAAGTCGTGCAGAAGGGTCCCTCGGGTCCAGCGATTCAGATTGGGGTCATCGTAGGTGGTTTGGATAAGAATCAGGCAGCGATTCAGAAGCCAGCAGAGATTATCGCCCTACCTGCAGAAGTAATTTCGGAGACGAGAGATGAATAAAGCGGTGCAGACGTATCTGTTTCAGGTGTATCTAACTAAGATGTTAGAGGGTTTCGAGAAGAAGTGGGCATCCCAGCCGACTCCAATCTACCTCCCAGAACCTGTAATGAAGGAATGGCATCTGTTCGTAGATGATTTCGTAGACAACATTCTAGACAAGGACACACTTGAACGACGGTAAGCTAGTAATCACGCTCCCGGACGGTAATCTCGAAACAATGTACGAGCCTACCTCCGAGAAGCACATGTGGTTTCATCAAACCCCTACCAAAAACCTTTTGGCATACGGGAATAGAGGCGGGGGAAAGAGCCATTTGCTCCGCTTTGACGCCCATATGAGGGCGCTTAGCGTCCCGGGCTCCCGCCTAATCTTGATTCGTAAGACGTATCCCCAGCTTCTGCAGTCTCATCTGCAGTACATCCCCCAAGAGATGGCAAAGTTGGGTGGTCACTACCATAAAACAGAGCACATTGCGTATTATCCCAACGATTCCAGACTATTCTTCTCGCACGTAGCGACTGAAGAAGACTCTCTGAACCTGTTGTCTGCTGAGTACATCGCTGCGTACTTCGATGAGTTATCTACGATTTCGTGGGACTTCTTCGTAAAACTGTGTGCGTCTGTGCGTATCGGCGGTAAGTTGAAAGATATGGGGATCAAGGGCGTGGTAAGAGCCGCCACAAACCCTCTTGGTCCCTCGGCCGCTGAAGTTTTCTCCTACTTCGTGAATAAGGACGTCCCACCAGAGGACGATCCTGATTACGATCCGAATGATTGGGACGCAATCAAAATCCAAATGGCGGATAACATGCACATCGACATCGAGGATTACAAAAAAAGATTCGCAGGTATGCCTAGTTATCTGAAAAAGGCGTGGTTGGAGGGTGATTTCGCGTTGGAAAACCAATTGTTCGATTTCAAGCCGACTAAAGATGGCAGACAGTTCCATGTTATCAAGGAAATGCCCACGATTAACGGTAAACCGCTGGTAGGAGTAAGCTGGTAATGGATTTACAGTGGTACCAACACGAGTCTGTGCAGATCTACAGAGGCTTCGACCTTGGTTATTTCCCAGATCCGGCGTATTGCGTCTGGGTAGCCCACATCGGCAACCGTTTCATCGCGTTTAAAGAGAAACTCTGGTATCAGCAGGTTGCTCCAGACATCGCTAAGGACATCATCGAAGAGTCCAGAGGTATGAAAGTCGCTATGACTTACTGTGATCCGGTGATGGACATCAAGACAGCAGCCGATGTTCGCAGTATCAGAGAGATCTTCGAAGAGAATGGCGTCCCAATGGAGGCCAGTATCAACAATCGAGAGCACTACGCACACGCAGTGCATACGGCTTTGAAGGAAGAGGTAGCACCGGGAGTTCCTAGACTGCAGATTCTAGAAAAGACACCCGGATTCGGTGATTTGGGTTGTCCATACCTGATAAAAACCATCCCACAGATGCGTTTCGACCCCAAGCATCCCTTGAGAATGGCAGACAGTCGTAACGACCACGGGGTTATCGCTTTAGCTTACTTCTTAATCAGTTCGGGTGCAGTAGAACGGCGTAGCGTTTCAGCAATCACTAGATTACCTAAGTGGATGCGACCTAAATACGACGCCAAGAAAGACCAATTCTTAGGATACAACCAACCATAAGGTAAACTATGCATGAGACACAGATTTTAACGCAGCCAGCCCCAACTGAAGGGGCGACTGAGCCCAAACAAGAAGGCCCAAACACTGCAGATAAGAAGCGATGGGCCGAGTTCAGGCAGCGCATCGACCAGACCAAGCGTTACCGCCAGAAGTTAGCAAAAAATTGGTCCAGCAACGTTGATTTTCGACGCGGTAAGCTGTTCACGTCGCAAGGTGATGATGACGCTATCGCAGTCAACTTGGATTGGAGTTATACGAAGACTAAGCAGGCGTCTTTGTTCTCACAAGTACCTAAAGCTCGCGTGTCGTATGTGGCAGAATCTGCAATTCCTACTCCGCCATGGGTCACTAGCTTTGAACGTGATCTGAATGGCAAGTTGGTGAAGGGTGGTATCGAGGCAACGATGGATGAAGTCATGCCGGACTGCATTAATGCTGCGGGTATCGGTATTGCGTTCATCTCGAATGAAGTGTTAACAGTTCCAAAAGAGATTCCATCTATAGATATCGCCAAGCTTCCACCGATGATTCAGATGGAAGCTATGCAAAGTCAAACCATCTTTGGTAAGCCCATTCCAATGGAGACTGTCCCGGATCGTGTCGCATCGCGTTACACTATCCGTAGAATCTCCCCCGCAGATTTCCTGTGGCCTATCGATTTCACGGGTTCAGATTTCAACAACGCACCATGGCTTGGTTATACGGGACGTATTCCATGGGCTGAGGCTGCTGCACGTTTCAACCTGACTGAAGCTGACAAAGAGAAGTATAACACAGACGACACGACCTCGTTAGATCGTCTGACTGACGATGTAGACAAAGGTGAACAGTATCGTGATGACAAGGTAGGGTTTGACGAGATCTTCTACCACGAGTATCAGTACAATACAGACAACAAATCGTTTGATACTATTCATCATCTGGTGTTCCTGCACGGTAAACAGGAACCCATCATCGATGAACCGTGGAAAGGACAGGCACCACATCCAGATCCTAACCGTCCGTTCGAGATTATTGGCTCATTCAAGAAGCCGCTACAGGTTTTAACGCTTACGTATCTCTCAGACGAAGATATCCCACCATCTGATTCCGCTGTAGGCCGTGCGCAGGTTATCGAGATTAACCGAGGCCGCACCAACGTCAACAAACAGAGGGCTCGTAGCGCTCCATGGACGTGGATTGACGTCAACAGGATGGACCCGGCTATTACTGCCGCTCTGATGCGAGGCACGTGGCAACACGCTATCCCGGTCCAGGGTGATGGATCTCGCATCATCGGCACTGTTGAACAGCCTGCCCTGCATCAAGAGAACTACAAGTTTGACGAAGTGGCTAAGGGCGATTTGCAGGACTTATGGACCATCGGTTCTAACCAGTTGGGTGGGGGTTCTGGTGTAGAGACGAAGGGCGAAGCAGGAATCATTCAGAATAACTTCCAAACCAAAGTAGGTCGAGAGCGTGCCCGTGTGGCATCGTTCTTCGTAAACATCGCAGAGGTGTTGGGCGGTCTGATTTGTTTGAATGAAGACCCCATGAAGTATGGAGAGGGTTTCGATCCAAGCATCTCAGCAAGTCTCAGTTACAGCATTCTCGCAGACAGCACAGTCCTAGTAGACTCCCAGCAGCGTCTTGAGCGGTTGAACAACTTCATCAACACGTATACAAAGACAGGATTTGTTGCTCTTGAACCCACGTTGAAGGAAGTCGCTACGTTGATTGGACTTGATCCCAACGTCGCGGTTAAGGCTCCAGATCCTGCACAGCCGCCACCTCCAAACATCAGTCTACGTTTGACTGGAGGGGAAGATATGATGAATCCACTGTTGCTTGCATTCATGTTGCAGACAGGTCAGGGCCCAAAGCCAGAACTTATTGAACAGGCCAAGGCTCTTATCCAGAGCGCGGTTATCAACCAACCACCGCAACAACCCCCACAGGGTCCCCCTCCCGGACCTCCGCCCAATCCGGGTGAAGCGTTCCCAGAAGCCGGGTTGCTTCCAGCGATTACTAAACGTGCGCAAGATGGTCCGCTTGGCGGCACTACTGGAGGATCTGAACAGTGAACACAGTAGATAAAAGAAAAGCTTACCAACGCGAATATGCTAGACAAAAGTATCAAGCATTGACCATAGAAGAGCGACGCTTAAGAAATTCTTCTAAATCGGCTAAAAAAGCCAAGGCCAAATATAGGTCAAATCCTGAGAACCGCGCCAAAGAAAGTGAATACACTAGAAATTGGTATAAGGCTAACAAAGCTAGAAAACACTTTACATCTAGAATGTGGCGTTATGGAATCAACAAAGATGTATATGAGACATTGTTAAGTAAACAGAATGGCATTTGTGCAATTTGTAAACAAATGCCAGAAAAGAAGCGAAGATTGTCTTCACCAGACGGGTTTGCCATAGATCATTGTCACGCTACCAATCAAGTTAGGGGTTTATTGTGCGAGCACTGCAACCGAATGTTAGGTTGTGCTAGAGATTCTATTGAAACGCTACAAAACGCTATAAGATACTTACTGGAGTATAACCATGCCAATGTATGATAGGATCTGCGACGATGGTCATATAATGAT